GTTTAGAACTTAGTGAACAACTTATTAGTATGCGACTAGACAGTATGGTATCGGGCTATGCTGCTCGTGAGATTATGCGCAACGTTGACGATGTTGATCTTAAGGTGCGTATGAAGGGCAAAGGCGCAGGCAAGTTCCGTGTTAAGCAAATGCCCAGCGGCGTCAACGCCAATGACATTCGTGCGTTCTTACGTGAGTATGAGATCCAAAGCGGTGTTAAGGTAGACTGTTTACTTGTTGACTACTTGGATCTTATGATGCCTATTGCGGCAAAGATTAGCGCAGAGAACCTGTTCGTTAAGGACAAGTACGTATCAGAAGAATTGCGTAACCTAGCAGTTGAGCGACAAATGCTACTAGTCACAGCATCGCAGTTAAACCGTGCGGCTGTAGAAGAGATTGAATTTGACCACAGTCACATTGCAGGCGGTATTTCAAAGATCAACACAGCAGATAACGTTGTAGGTATCTTTACCAGTAACGCTATGCGTGAACGCGGACGTTACCAAATTCAGTTTATGAAAACACGTAGTAGTAGCGGTGTTGGTAGCAAAGTAGACCTCAAATTTAACCCTGATACACTGCGAATCGAGGATCTAGAAGAGGGTGATGAAGACTCGCAAACAGTTACTAGTGCGGGCTTACTAGATCAGCTAAAACGTAGTGGTAGTATTAAAGCAGAAGAACCCCAAGCAGCAGATACTGTAAGCCAGAGCTTACAGCTTCGTGACTTTCTAAAAGCCAAAAAGTGATAAATACTTACACTGGAGCCTTAAAGGAAAGTTATGAGCAAGTATCGTAGCATTATCGAAGAACTAAATCAAATATCAATTGATAGGGACCGCAATCACGTAGTTGAAAATCGCGGTGAGCATGTTATTCGTAGTGCTATTAACCTTATCGAGCAGATGGAGCGTTATTATGATGCTGAAACTGCTAAAGACCTTACCAATAGACTGATTAACAGCATCAAGGGTAAGGATGGTACAAAATTTTCCCGAGGCATTAAAAAAATTATAAAAGAAAGCCAAGGGGACGACGATGCGTCTTTATGAGTTTGAAACAGACTTTGATTTAACTAAAAAAGCCAAGAAAAAACTATTTCCCAGCGGACCAACATTTAGCTGGGATCCTGCTAAGAAGCAGTGGCTTAATCCTGACGGCACACAAGTAGCCAGAGATATACACTTTGACTTAATGAAGTCTGTGGGACTAGATCCACAGGGAAATAAGCTAAAGCCTGGTATGTTAGATAGAATTAAAGGCGCATGGACAAAAAGCGGTGCAGGCATTGACCCTAAGGCTAGTGCATTAGGTAAAGTAATGGGTCGTGTAGGCGGCGCAATTGGTAATGCTATTGGTAAAGCTATACGTCCTAAAGACGCAGACGGTGATGGACAACCTGAAGCAGATGCAGACAGTGATGGCCAACCCGATACATCAGCAGCACCTCAAGCACCTAAACCAGGCCAAGGTGACACCCGTCAAGGTGCAGTACAAGTAGACCAAGACCTAGGTGCAATTGTACAACAGATGAGATCCTACAAACCAAATCCTCAAGCTAAACCTTTGCCTGCAAAAATGGTTCAAGGTGTAGAGAACGACATGAAAAACATGCGTACTAACAAGGATTGGGCTGTAATGACTGGTAAAAAAATTCTTAGTTTTTCTAAAGCTGGTTACAATGTTGATGATCTGCAAAAGAAGTGGGCTCAAGAATATGCAATTGGATCTAAACAAAAGATCATGCAAGACCAGTTCAGCGAAGAACTAGAAGCTCTTAAAAAACTAGCAGGTATTTAAAATGCGATTTATTGAAATATCAAAACCATTAGTAACCTCAGTTATCAGTGAGAGCTTGTTTGAATCAAAAGAAGGCAAGAACACTCACCTTGAACACTTAGAAGATAATATCTTTAACAAAGGTTTTGCTGGTGCTAAGGAAGCAGTAAACTATCTTTACAGTTTACATGAAATGCTAGAAGGTCACGCTAAGGCTCCTGTAAGTATTACTACTAAGTGGGATGGCGCTCCTGCTGTGGTATGTGGTAAAGACCCCGCCACTGGAAAGTTCTTTGTAGGTACTAAGGGTGTGTTTGCACAAGATCCAAAGATGAACTTCAGTGTTGCAGACATTAAGAACAATCACGCCGCAGAAGGCTTACAAGAAAAACTAATCGCAGCACTAAAGAATTTAAGTAAGCTACAGTGGAACACAGTAGCACAAGGTGATTTACTATTCACTAAAGGCGATATTAAAAGTGCAAACATCGACGGCGAAAACTACATTGTGTTTAAGCCAAATACAATTACATATGCAGTGCCTGCTGACAGTGATTTAGCAAAGCAAATGCTGGCCGCAGATATCGGTATTGTTTTCCATACAGAATATGTTGGCGGTCCTACACTAGCTGATACTAAAGCCAAGTTTGGTTTTGACAGCGGCAGCTTAGGCAAAACACCTAGTGTGTGGTATAGAGATGCTACCATTAAAGATTTAAGCGGTACAGTTACACTTACTAAGGCAGAGAGTGCTGACATTATGGGTGCTATCAGTGAAGCTGACAAGTATCTAAAAGGCATTGATTCGAATACTTTTGCTTGGTTAGAGCGCGGCACTGATGTTATTGGTAAAGACTTTGTACAGCAATTAAAAGCGCACGTCAATAACCAAGTGCGACAAGGTGCGTTTGACAATCCTACAAAGTTTGCACAAGGCTTCGTAGAAAAATACATTAACTTCATGACCAAGACTATTGAAAAGTATAAGACGCCAGCCAAGCAAGATGAAGCCAGAGAGAAGATGGTACAGGGTGTTAAGTTTATTAAAGAACATGTACCTCAGATCGTATCAGTGTACGATCTATACTTAAAGATCATCGAAGCCAAGGTCAAACTGTTAGGTAAGCTATCAACTATTAGTCAAATCCCAACATTTATTGAAACTGAAAATGGTTATCAAGTAACAGGCGAAGAAGGTTTTGTTGCTGTTGATCGTATGGGTAATGCGCTCAAACTAGTTGACCGTTTAGAATTTAGTAGGCTAAACTTTGGTAGTGGTAAACCTGGAGCATAATAATGCAACTAGAGTTTATTGATACAGAACTTTGCGAAAGTAGGCTTTATAGGACTACAAGAAACTTTACTAAGTTTAACGGTAAAGATATTGCAGATCTGTTATATCTAAATACTTTAGCTGCTTTCATGATGACCAAAGATGCAGCGCAACAAGAGTATGCAACAGCATACATTAGCAAAACTACTCAATACGGAAACTACACTTTATTTAGAACTCATGCTACAGATTTATATCTATTAGCATATCATGTATCTCACCCTAAAAATAAAACCATTGATTTAGCAGATAGCCTGATTAGTGATAGATTCTTAGAAGGTTTAAACTTTGATTACAGAGATCACTGGAAATTTTTACGAGAAGTAATTACTGTTAGCAACGAATCCTCAGGTAGAGCAACTTCATTTTTTTATCGTTTAGAACAGCAGTTAAAAATAAGCAATCCTAGATTTAAACAGCTTCGTCGTTTAATTCTTGATTGGGCTAATTTAAAGTATATTCAACAGCAAATGGTGGTTGCTACATTAGCACACGAATTTAGAAAGAAAGGTATTGGTGGTGAGTTATTAGCTCCAATCAATACTATGCTCAAGTATAGAGATTATCGTGTAAGTGATGAAACAACTGACGTCCCTGGCTTAGGGACTAAGTTGGCAGGCGCCGCAGTCGGCGCAGCCGCCGGAAGAGCTATAGGTAGTAAAGTAGCTACTTCGCTGGGCAAAGACGAAGATAAATATAAAAAAGTAGGCACCGGTATCGGTGCAATTGCAGCTTACTGGGCAGCAGGTAGAAGAAGACAACGATGAAAATTATTGATATCATTGTAGAATCTATAGATCAAAAAGAAGCTAATGAAGTATATAGCTCGTTGATTGCTGATGGCGATATCTTAATAGCAAAATATTTTCAACAAACTAGAAACAGTCCAAAGTATAACAGTATTGATAGCGCACTACGAGCAGCAGAGCGTATGGCTTTTTCTGATGAACAAAAAAAATCAGAAAAATCTGCAACTAAAGATGTAGTTAAGCCGCAACCTTCTGTTAAAGCGCCTAAAGCAGAACCAACGCGATCAGACCGCGACCCAGAAGATTGGGGAGACCGTTTTTACGGTAATAGATATACGGGCAGTTTAGGTAGGGGTGCTAGCTTAGGTGATGTTGACTTAGATATTGACTTTGATCAGCAAGGATTAAGAACTATAGGTAATGCTATAGGTGCTGCTAAAGCAGTAACTAAGCCGTTTAGTAGTTTATCTAAAGCATTTAAAACAGGTATGAGTAAAGCACCTATAAACGCTAAAAAATAAAAATTTGATAAATAAAGTTATAGCTGCGTAAGCAGTGAAAAAAATATTAGGAGAACAAGATGGCTCAAACACGAGTAAACGGCTCAGCCGCAGAAGGTCAGTTTCTAACTGGCGCATTAACATGGTTCAAGATTGACGAAGTAGACGGTTCAGCAAACATTGCTAACTTTGGTTTCACAGCTGGATCAGCAGATCCAGGTGAGAAGGTTCTAAATGCTTTCGCAACAGTTGCTAACCCAGTAGTTATTGAGAGCGGCAACGCTCGCGTAATGTATGTTGCTACAGAAGTACCAGGCATTACAGCTAGCTCACTACAGACAGCAATCCGTAGTGCAACAGGTTATGCTAACCTAACAGTAGCTTCAGGTTCAATCACTGTAGCTTAATAAGTTTTAAAACTTATGAAAAAGCCCTCGCTAGTCGGGGGCTTTTTTTTGGCTGCATTTTATCAAACTGTAAATCTTGAGTTTAGATAAATAGTATAAAGACAGGAGACACACATGGCGATTGCTAATAGAAGCGGTGTGATGGGTAGCGCAGAAGTTGTTACCGGTAACATAGAGTTTTATACACTATACACTACAATTGACATTACACGAACAGGTGATTACGGCGATAATAGCCAAAAAGATTTTGAAAGTGTTGTTCAAGTAATTGGTTTACGAGCTATGCCAATTATGATGAATGAACCAGTAGAGCTTGATGGTACCGGATCAAATGTTCTTGAAAATTATGGTGCACCAACATTAACTGGTGCAGGATGGATTTATAAGTTTGCTTTTGAACGAGCAGCGGTACACAGCATACAGACCTTAACAGACGAACTACATGGTATTGTGTTGAACGGTGGAACAATTGATACTAAGAACACAGTAAACATGGAATTTACTAAACAGGATCTATTATAATGGCAGACAACGAACCACAACCTAAGACCCAAGTGTACTTGGAGTCGGGTAACTTAGAGGCACATATTATTGCTGATATGTTGCGTATAGAAAACATTACTACTGAGCTCAAAGAGTTTAAAAGTGAAACAAAAGAGCGACTTAATAAGTTAGAAAATTGGATTATAGGTATCGTTGGTATTACTGTAACCACATTGTTAAGTGTTGTTACAGCAATTATCATCAATATGATAGGAAAATAATGCTGATCGAAGAGATTGAAACAGTTACTGAAGCTAGAATGGTTTGGCGCAAAATGGGTAATACCATTAAGCGTGCTGTTCGTTGTACTGGCGGCAGACGTAAAGGTCGTGTGGTTAGTAATGCAGGTCAATGTAGCGCACCACTTGATATGAAAAAGCGTTTAGTGCTAAAACGTACTAAAGCTAAAATGGGCAATAGGATGGCTCGAAAAGCTCGTAGAACTAAGCGTATGAATCCTACTAGCAAGCGTGTAGCAACACTAAACAAGTAAGAGACTGAGATGAAATTCAAAGACGTGAGAACAATCAAATCGTTGATAAAAGAATATGGTATGGATAGCGGTCCATCTACCTACGGCTCCAACAAAAGCGTAATGGCGCCAACCTCAAGTCCTAGTACTAAAAAGTCACCTAGTCCTACAACAGATAAAGCAGCACAGAGCCCTGCTACAGCAGGAGTAGCAAAAAAAGATCAACCAAAAATTCTAGCAGTTAGAGCAAGTGATGTTCCTGCTGATGCAATTGTTAAAAATATCAAAGACGAACCGATGGGTAAAGTTGTTAGTCGAGTAGGTGATAAACCTAAAGCAGATGCGCTAGTTGTTGATACTGGTAAGCCCGGACAGAAGCAATATCAAGTACTTGATAAAAATCAAAAAGTATTCATTGATAATCCAGAATATACTGAAGAAAGTAAAGCTACTAAGCTACTTTCTAAATTAAAAATCAAGAGTAAGAAACTACGTTCAGTTAAAAAGATACTACGTAATAGCAAATTTAATGAACAACGTGAAATTGTTTTTGAAATTAACTTTAATGATCCTAAGCTAGCTAGGAGCGCATTGTTTGCTCCTATTAGTTGCGGCTTTGAAGCCGAAACAACATGGCCCAGCTTAGACACAGATTCCGGATCCGATGATGATTTCTTAGAAGGAATGCGTTGGAGTGATGTAGCAGATATAATTTATGATCAGGAAGGTTCGAGATCTGTAAGTACTATCGAACAAGCATTCAATGAATGGCTAATGGAAAGCGATTTCTATTACGACATTGAACGTGAAGTTATGGATGACTTAATCAGTGACCGAATGAACGACATGTCGTTCATTACTGATTATGCTTACCGAGAACTAGGTGCCGATGAAGTAGAAGATTACAAAAACGAAACACTCGAGGATCTCAGCAAAGAAGAAAAAGAAGAATATGATGGCTGGGGCGAAGATGAGTGGGCTGAAAAATTAATTAAAGAAAAATATGAAGATTCGTTTGAAGAATGGCTAGCAGATCAAATCCGTGATAACGGCGAAGCACACGACGACACATGGGAGCGTGTCACTAGTGAAGTAGATATTGACGACTGGATGAGAAAAGAGTATGGTGACTGGTATAGCTTACTACGTGATCAAGATGTGTTTATAACAAATCCAAACGGCAGCGGCAGCGGCGTTGAAGCAGTAGCGTCAGAGTTGGAACCTTGGGCAGAAGGCAACAGCATGTCCTCTAGCGTACAAGCAGGCGAATACCACAGCGGTAAAGGTGTTGATAACGATTACTGGCGTGTTGAGGAAGATAGCAGTATTGAAGCAGATGGCGCCGCAGCAGAAATTATTAGTCCTGTGTATGAAACTCCGGAGCAGATGCTTAAAGAAATGAATAGTTTGTTTGATTTCTTTGCAAAGAATGATGTCGAAACAAATGAATCAACAGGCTTACATGTTACTATGAGTTGGAATGGTGAAACAACTCCTGTTAACAAATTAAAGATGGCTGTACTGCTAGGTGACAAATATCTACTAGGATTATTTGACAGAGAAAATAACACTTATACAAAAAGTCAGCTAGATAACGTAGCCAAGGGCATTAGTGATCTAATGAAAAATCCTTCAAACTTAAAAACACTTGCAAAAGTAGAGGAAATACTTGGTTCTAAAGTAAGCGATAACAAGTTTAGCAGTATTAACTTTAAGGATGCTACTAACAAGGCAGGGAATAACTTAATTGAATTCCGTATTGCAGGCGGTGACGATTATCATATGAAAACAACAGACATTGTTAAGTCTGTTGTGAGATATGCCGCTATTATGCAAGCAGGACATGATCCTGAAGCTTTCCGCAAGGATTATATCTTAGCATTGTACAGATTAATTGGTAAAGAAGCAGCTACGCCAGATCCTGAAAAGATCAAAAGTATGAATATTGCATACGGTGACGCTGGTAAGAACCCAATGCTGTTAGCGTTACAGACTTCGGCTGCTAAGAACAATGTTAGCAGTGTAACAGATTACTTGGTTAGAGGTTTAGAACTAATCTCTAAAGCTAAACAGTTACAGAGTCAACAAGCTCAAGGTGATTTATTTACACCAACAGAATCAGTAAATGAGGAAGGTGAAGATCCGTCACGTTACTACGAATCAGGTAAAGAAAATATTTTAATGGCGTTAGCAATAAGTGCCATAGATATTGGTATGAACAAGTCACGTCCTCCTAAAGCTACAGGCATTGCTGCTATTAGAAAAGGTGTTAAAGAGCTAGGTTTGTCAACAGGCACATTGTGGCAATCAATATTAAGTAATCATATGGTTCTAAATCATGCACACGAACTTGGCTTAGACAAGTATGAATTACAGAACGCACTGTCAACTGGACTAAGTGCTATGCTTAAAACAAACTTAGGGGTACAACCAGAACAACCTAAGTCTGTAGTAAAATATAAAGCCGGCGATGTAATTTATGTAAAAGATGCAGATTATGCACAAATACAACAAGGCACAGCAACACCGGAAATGTTTATGATTGTATCTACACCAGAACAAGAAACTAATGACGCATTCAAAGCTAAATTTGGTGTTGACCGCTGGGATACTACAAGAATGAGTCGCCAAGAATTAAAAAATATTACTGCAAGAACAGGAATTAAATTTATGCAAGAAAGTGTATTTGAACGCTTTGACCAACTGAGCCTAGAAGAACAGTTACGTATTCTAGAAAAAGTTGACGGCGAAAAACTAACAGAAGCATGGAGCAAGAAGTACAAGGACAGCATCAATTGTTCAGATCCTAAAGGCTTCAGTCAGAAAGCACATTGTGCTGGTAAGAAAAAAACTAATGAGCGTAAAAAGAGCTTGCGTAATCCTAAGGACAATCCCTGCTGGGATGGTTACAAACCAGTAGGCACAAAAAAGAAGGGCGGCAAGACTGTTCCTAATTGTGTTCCTGAATCTGTAGAAGAAGGCGCAGTACCAGACAATCGTAAAATTAGAATACTAAACAAGATCATGTCCAAGCCTTTATTAGCCAGCGACATCGGTGCTCAGATGGAAGCATTCTTTGCTATCCCTGATCCTCTAATGGTTAATGAATTCCGCAAGCAACGTGCTATGAGCGGTGATAACATTGATTTGCGCCCTGTTGTAAAAGGATTCATTAATAATTCGTTACACCCAGATGTTCAAAAGCATGTAAATGTAAATGAAAGCATAGTTAATGAGTACGATGACTTAGGTAAAGAAAAAGCAGTAATCATTAAAACAGTTAGCGGATTAAATGCAAAAGATAAGCAGCAAGCAGAAATACTTGATCGCATTTATAAGATTCTAAACAGTGGACAAATTTCTACAAACATTGATGTTGCATTTACTAAACCACTAGTAGATGAAAATCTCCCGGAAGCTGAAAAAGCAAAAATTCGCAAAGATATGACAAGAATCATTGCTGGGTTAGAGCAAGACTACGGTTCAATGAAGAAGTTCTTAGCTAGACTTGAAAGTGCTGGCGGAGTAGTTAATGTCAAAGAACTTTCAAAGCCTCTAAATACTTTTGAAAACGTATTTGGTGATAATGTTGCTACAGCGGCATTTATTACACTTGCTAACTATGGTGTTGGTAAGAAACAAAAAGGCCCAGGTGAATACGCACTAGCTTGTTTAAGTAATAAAATTAAACTAGCTGAAGGCGAAGGCGATTTACAGGTTGCTGGTATTGGTAAAGTAGAACTTAAGGCAGCACTAAGTAGCAGTGGTGGCCGTATCGGCTATGGCGGAGGCTCACAGAAATCTAAGCGTGCTGTTATTAATAAGTATGCAAAATATATTCCTACTGTAATGGAAAGATTAAATGCAGGTACCGGAGGCAGTATCAGTATTCGCCCGTTCATTGATGCATTAAACACTGACCTACCTACAAATAAGCCAAATAATGTTAAAGTTCGTAAGGCACTTATGACAGAGCTGTTAACAATGGATCTTGAAAAGTTTGCAGCCCCAGTAATTAACAAATTTGCAACTAGCATGAACTTTG